GCGGGTCAGAGTGTTCTGGTTTTGCGGGAGCGCCCGCCACGACCGCAACCAGCGTTGCGGCTGGTCGTCGTCGGTATAGTCGTTCAGATCAAATGCATAGATGCGTCCGTTGGTGAAATCGCCGCCGATGATCTCGTGATTGAACGTCATCTGGCAGTTGGAGCGGTGGCGCTTGAACTCGCCGTTGTCCCACGCGGCCCGTTCGTGCCACGCCTGCGTTGACACGTCATAGACCCATGTGGCGTTGGCTGACGGAAAAGTCAGCACATAGAATGCGTGGCCGTCCTGCTGGTAACTGTAGCCGATAGCGTCCGAGATGTCGCCGTATTGCTGGATTTGCCATTCAACCGCGTGGGTCGAGACCCGAACGCCGGTGTAGCCGTTGGTGCGGTAGACGATGCCTTCACCGCGCGCGTCTGCGCCGAGCCAAAACACGCCGTTGTCGAGTTTGGCAAGCGAGTAGGGCGCTGCGCAACCGATTTCGTTATAGGCACCTTGAATACGCTCAAGCGGGAAGTCGGCATTGCCTGCATTGTACCAGACTTCAACCGTACTGGTGCCAAAAAGCCATGCCTCGCGGTGGTCAACGATCAGCGCGACAAGACCGTCGGGCGAGCCTTCGGCGCTGGCAAAGTCCAGCGGGTCAACTGACGTGCCGTCCAGAAGCTGCGTCACCCAGACCTTTTGGGAGTTTGGTTCGTTGAACACGAAATAGCCGTCCAGATAGCCGACCGTGACCGCGCCGGGGAAGTCGGGGTCGGTAATCGGCGCGAAAATCTGCGTGCTCATGTTGAAGATATAACCGTCAGGGTTGGCGGCGATGAAGATTTGCACACCATTGTCCGACATGGACACAGGGCCCGTGCCGCTGACATACCCGAACGCGGTGGCGTTATAGTTGGTGTCAATCCGGTAAAACGTGTTGCCCGACACGGCGTAGGCGTAGCTGCCGTTCGGGTCAGGGCACCAAAGCCCGCGAACAGGGCCGGTGCCGAGCGTCGCCAGCCGACGCAAACCCGGTGCGCGGTTTAAAAACGCCGCCGTCTTGCCTTCCATAGGCAGAATTTCAGGGAAAAGATTGACCATGCGGCTGTCGGCAGCATTAACACTGCGCGCCACATAAGTCTGACCCAAAATCGGCGTCTGCATTAGGGTTGACCTCCGCACACAACACAGTTAATATTATTTGTCATGTTATGGAGGATATTATGAATTTGACTGCTAACAGATTGCGCGAGCTTCTTAATTACAATTTGGAAACCGGAATTTTTACGTGGGCTATTACCCGCCGCGGGTGCAGAAAAGATTCTGTTGCTGGGTGCAAGATGAAACACGGCTACATTGCTATCCGGTTGGATGATGCGCTGTACACTGCGCATCGTTTGGCGTGGTTGTATGTTAATGGCGAATGGCCCGCAAATCAAATTGACCACATAAATCGCAATCGAGCGGACAATAGATTTAGCAACCTCCGCGCAGTTACGAATGCTGAGAACGCACAAAACCAAAAAGCGCGGGTTAACAAAAGCGGTTTTACGGGTGTTCGCAAAGAAAACAGCAAGTGGCTGGCGGAAATTAAAGTGAATTACAAACCTATCCGCATAGGTTTGTTTGACACCCCTAAAGCCGCACACGAAGCGTATGTTGCCGCCAAACGAAAGTATCACTTTAAGTCTACCCTATAAGTTATTGATGCTGTTTTAGAAATTGCCTGCATACACGTTGAACCTCTGACGAGTTCCGACGATGGAATAAGGCAGCGACATGAGATCATCAGGATTGTTAATGCGCTTCAGGTTGCGTTTAGATGTCATGGCAATGCGCGCCACGGTCGGCGGCGGTTCAACGCCGAACTCGGGGGCCATTTCGCAAGCCAAATTATAGCGGAAGCACCGCAGATAGCCGGGCGGAAATGCCAAAGTTGTGGACAGATTGGCAGGTTGCGTCAGCTCTTCAACGGATACAATGTGAAACTCCAGCACCTTTGTCGGCACCGGATAAACATACATTTCAATGTTCGGATAGGTCATGTTGACCCACATGACTTGCGGGTATGTGCTGGTCACGGTCTTGACCGCGATGCCGTTATATTGCTGCTGGTTGATAAGTTTTAGCCCGTAAGAAATGCCCGACGCAGGGTCTTTGAAATACGTGCTGTCATCAATCAGAATAGGGCGGTTGCCGACAATATCGCCGGTCGGGCCGAACGTCCGTGACCGCGTGCTTGGCGGCCACGTTTCGACTTGGTCTTGGGTTGAGAAAACGGACAGACGCTCGGTATTCCACGAGTCAATCATCTGGTTCATTGCGAAGAGCGCGTCTTGCGATGTTTCGGCTGACGGCGTTTCGCCTTCCGCCAAAACACCAAGGAGCCTCAAGGAACCATTGATAATATCGCCAGCCGTTGTCATGCTACTCGTCCGATACTGCGCGCGTCCGTGTACGACGGCGTGGGGCTTCAGCTAGAATATTAACCGCAACCACAGGTTCCGGCAAGATGTCGTCATCGTCGTCTGGGTTGTTCGGGTCAAACCGTTCCCAACCATTTTGTTCGTCAGCTTCGGCTTCCAACTCCATCGTGGCGATCTTGGTGCCGTGAAGAGTGTGACGAAGATAAATTTCAGCCATAAGAACTCCCGTATATGAAACAGGCGGTCAATGACCGCCTGTTTGATTAGGCGATAAGCCCAAGTGCCTGAAGACGGCTTTCAAGTTGCGCGACGCGCGTCTGAAGGTTGGCAATAACGGACAAAACCGTGTTGCCTTCATCTTTGCTGGCAAAGCCAAACGGCGTTGTCGATGTCAAATCCTGAATGGCATAGTCGGGCGTGCCGGGTGCTGTTGACGTGATTGTTGTCAACTGCGTCGTCAGCGCCGCGCCTTTTGCCGTGTAGACAGGGTTTTGGATCGTCGCACCGTTGAGGTACTGGTCCTCATAAGCAATGCCAATAGACTTGGTATTTGGCATGGTTAGCTCCTTAAAGGGTTAGGCGAGCGGCTTTCGCCGCCCGCCAGATTGCTTACGAGATTGCGTAGAGGGCCCATGCGCCTTCTGCGGTCTTGCGAGCGCGGAAGGAGCGAACCGTACCCGCCGTAGCCGCAATGGTCATAAGACCCTGCGAACCCGACGAACCGATTGACCAGCCTGTATTGGTCGTCATCGTGATGACGCCCGAGCTGGAGCCGTTTACGTTGATGACCGAAAAGTCAAAGGTTGAGCCCGGATGAGCGTTACCCAAAGCTGCGTCGAGGTCCGTTGCGAGCGGGAGCGTGTACGCTGCCGCCGAAGAACCGGGCGAGCCGAGGATAATGCCGTTGGTCAACTGAGCCACGGTCAAAGTCGCGCTCGACGTTGCAGTCGCCGGAGCGGCTGCAACCGAGAGTTTGACTTCGTTGGAGTTGCCATCATTGTACTGATAGCCGCCGCCTACTGAAGGAATAGCCATTGTCGTATCTCCTTAGTTCAAAAGGTTAGCCCCAGATACGTGCAGCCATCGGCGCACGAATCACGGAGTAGCCGTAAAGAACGTCAATACGGCAAGGCATACGGTCATTGTTGATGTCGTACTGACGAACAATACGCATCGAAATGCCGTTGTGGACCTGACGCGACGCCATATCCACGCCCTGCGGCATCAGAAGGTCGGCGGTCGCAAATGTGATCGCGTCTTTCTGATAGACAAGGTTCTGCGGATAAGATGTCGAAGCTGCGCCGAGAACAGTCACGACTGCGCCCGACTGCGGGAACGCGTCAACAGTCGCAAGAGCGTTGTTGGCTGTGTAGATCGCAGGCGAGACGCTGACCGACGACCAGTTGCCCGAGGAAGCTGTTGCATCAGCCGTAACGACGAACTGCTGGAGGCTGCCCGTGGACTGACGGGTCTGCGGGTTGACGGCGTAAACGCCAGCGATGGTGAACACGTCACCAGCCTTGAACGTTGCCGAGCCGGTGTCACCGTTGATGGCAACAGTTGTCGCGCCTTCAGTCGAGATCGTTGCACCAATGGTGAGCGAGGCCGAAGCCGAACGCGTACCGGTCGTGTGGTTGACGATGGACTGGGACATGGCAACTTCGTTGTAACCAAGCACGCCCTGACCCATCAAACCGTTCTTGAACTGACGGCTGATTGTGTCGGTCGGGTTAAAGAAGCCCTTCATGCCTTCGACGAGCGCCGCGTTGGCAGCCGGGTTAACGGTTGCGTAGCGGTTGTCCATCGGAGCGGCATATTCGTTGAGCTTCTGCTGGGCCTGCAACAGGACGAGCGACGTGCCCGGCGTTGTG